GTTCCGTTGCCAATACTCTCGGTCGAGATTCGGCCACCGGCCGCCGAGCCAGACGCCCAGACGGCATCGAGGCGCTTCGTCATTGCCCCACCGGCCAGGAGGACCCGGCTCGACACTACCGCGTCGTCGGACGCGGCCTCACCAATACCGATGTCGATGTCGTTCGTCGGGTCGGAGACGTTGTTGCTCATCTGGAAGCCTGAGATATGACCGCGCGGCACGACGCCGCGATCCGCCCTTCTGTTCCGCCCCACCTCGGTCCAGAGCGCACCGTCGCGGCGGAAGACGATAAAGTCGGCCGGATCGTCGAGGGCGAGGTCGACCGCGCCCTGCATCTGTAACTGGCCCGCGCCACCGGCTCCGTGCTTCAGGACGACGACGCGCCCCGCCGAGGTATTCCGGAACATGACGATCCGGCCGTCCGGCTGATTCGCCTGGGCGATGTTGGTCAGGTCGTCGGTTGCCCCAGATCCCTCGGTATCGAGCGCGTGGTTGGCGCTCGTCGGCGTGACCACGCCGGCCGCGATAACGAGCGTTGTCTCTGCCGAGCCGCCGGGCAGTTGCTTGGCCGACGCCACGATGTCCTCGAAGGCGGTCTTCTGCTCACCCTCGGTCCGGGCGTTATTGCTGATGTAGCCGGAGGCTGGGAAATCTGACATGTGCTCCCTCTAGTACCCGTGGACCTGAGCGTCGACGAGCCCGGCGACAACCGCCCCCGCCGCGTTGAAACATTTCACCAGCGGGCCGGTCGACGGATTCTTATCGAAGAACTTCACGCTAACGGCGGTTCCCCCGTCGTCTTCGAGCGTAAGGCTCACGCCGCTGATCGAGCGATACGTCGACGCGATCGGCAGCCGCGTGCCTGTCGTCGCCGCGATAACGACGTCGTTGAGCGCTTCGACGAGATCCGGTACCTCCAGCAGGACGAGATACTTCGTAATCTCCGTCAGTATCGTGCCCGCGCCAGCATGGAACAGGAACTCGTAGACCTGGTGCGTGGCGTTAGGTAGCTGCCCCGGCCACGGCAGGAAATCAGAGCTTGGACCCCACACTGGGTTGAGATCCCCGGTCCAGTAGGCGGTCGCGTCGACCCCGGACCAGAACAGCGTCGTCCCGGCAGACCGGTACCACAGCGACCAGTCCCTCCCGGTCACGTCCAGATCTAGGATGAGCGTGCAAGGGACATCCCCCGCCCCCGGCAGGGTGTTCGTGATGTAACTCATTTCCGAGTACTGCTGTGTCCAGTACGTCACGGCGTCGTCGAGCCACACGCGGCGGAGATCATCGACCCAGAAGGTGCTGGTATTCTCGGCATCGAGGTTGCCGCCAACGATCGAGCAGCCGGTTAGCGTGCCCGGGAACCCGCCAGCTTTCTTGTCGACCGTCGACAGGATGTTCGCCACGACCGGATCGCCGAGATTCGCGACGATGACCGCCGGCAGGAGGCTCTCGTTGCCGGCGACATCGACGGCCTTGACGAGATAACTCACTTGGCCGACGTCCGGCACACCGAGGTCGTAGGTGCTCTCGCCAAGGATGCCATCGTGGATGGGCTGCGCCCTGTTCCAGTCGAAGAAGTCCCCGCGGGACCGACGCAAGAGAAAGCCAGCTAGGTCCGCAGGCGCGTTAGGATAGTTCCAGCGCAGCCGCGTCAGCCCTTCCATAAGGAACGTCGTCACGTCAGGCGGCGGCGTCGACTTCCCGATCACTACGTAGTCCTCGATGCTGGTCCACTCAGACGACAATCCGCGCGATGGGCTGACGGACCTGAGCATAATGTCGTAGGTCGCGCCGTCCTCGACCGGGGCGACCGCCACCTGCGTCGCGTCGCCGCCGAAGAGCAGCGGCTGCCAGTCGTCGCCAGTCCCGACCTTGCGGAATCGAACGTCAATCGATTCGACCTGGATCGACCGCCCCGAACTAAAGTGGAGGAACACGACGATCCGGCTTTCCAGCGAGCCGTCGGATGCTCTGATCAGGACCGACTCATCGGACCGGATCGCATCGACGACCGGCGTGGGCAGAAAGCTCCCGACTCCTGGCCCCGTCGTAATATGCGGGTCGTGCGGCGGGATCGGTCCTGTCTCTGCTTGGTGGACGCCAGGAGCGGCGTCGACGCACGTAATCCGCGCGCCCATGTCGCGAAGCATCTCGACGCGCGTCACGATCACGTCGACGCTCTCGGCGGCGATCGTCCCGAACTGAAACAGATCGTCGGGTTCCGGAACATCAGCCGGGGCGAGAGGATCGACGAGGAGGAGCGTCGTCTGAGGGCCCTCGACGGCAATGACCTCGGCGACGAGCGACGGCGCGTTCGCGCGACGGACGCGCACGCTGTAGCGCGTCCCGTCGGTAACCATCGGGACAGGATCGTCGACGATCAGCGCCACGCCGTTTCCGCCGCCGTCGACCGTCGCGCTCACGAGTCGACCGAACCTGATCCCGAACAGCGGCACGTCGTGGGTCAGCTTGATTAGGTCGCCGCGCGTACAGACGAGGTGCTCGATGTCCGTCTCGAAGGTATAGACCTCCGGACGCAGCTTGGCGCAGGCGATATGGTAGCGACCTTCTTTCCATGCCTGATCGGCGTCGGTGACGCCGAAGAACTGGATCGCCTCAAACTTCGAGGCGTTCGTCTCGTCATAGCCGTCGTCGTAGACGTAGCGCTCGTCGATCTCCCAATTCGTCAGCGGGTTAATGAAACGGACCTTGAGCGCGTGCGGGAGATCGCGAAAGAGTTTCTGCCCGCTAAATGCCTTGCTGTTGCGCGGCGTAAAGTGCTGTACCGGAACCGTCTGCGGGATATCGCGAACGACACCGAAGGTGCCGTCGATGCTCCCGAGCGACGCGCGACCGACCGCGACGACCTGTCGCAAGAGCTCCGAGACCGTCGTCGGCTGCTCGACGACGAAGTTAAACGTCCGCCCCGCCTCGGCGCACGCCGTATGCCATGCCTGGAGCGCGGGGAGATCGAGCCTCGCATCTGGAAGAGGTCGAGCGTTCGCCGATCCTTGGAGAATGTCGCGATAGATCGACGCCGGATTGCGCGTCGGTCGCTCGATCCATGAATCGGTCGCGACGTCGTAGTCTGGCAAGACCGACGTCGCGATGCAGTTGAACTGGTCGACGACGCCGTTCAGCTGATCGGTCGCCTTGATCCGCAGCGCGACCTTACAGAGCCCGCCGAGATTGATCGGGTCTTGGTACAGAACCGAGCGCAGGACGCCCCAGGTCGCCCCGGTGATATTCGCGCCGAGCCCGGTACTGCCGACCGAGCCTCGCACCTGGTGCATCTTGATCTCGTACTCAGCGCGATCGTCGACGATCTGGCGGAACGAGCGCCGAAGCGGCTGGACGGTCGCGCCGGAGTAGGTCTTATCGCTAGCGACAATCCAATCCACTGCGCCGACTTTTCGATACGAAATCTGAATACGGGTACTAGTCGTGATCACCTGGCCTTTACCGTCGATCGAGTACAAGCCACTCCCAAACACGAAATCGACGGACCACTCGTCGACGAGCCCGTGCGTCCGGCGCGTCGGCTCCGGCTCGAACGCTGGGTGGCCGACAGGTCGCTGAATCGAGAGACCGATCGACAGCGGGTCCTCGAAGACATCCCCCGGAAACAGTTTCATCGGGGTATCGTCCGGATAGCCGTACCTGATCTCTAGCTCGACCTCGGTGAACTGCTCCAACGGCGTCTCGCCGATCTTGAAGTCGCTCAGCGACAGCGGCCCGTAGCCCAAGATGAATAGCTCGCGGAGATACTGGTCGTTGCCGACGATCTCCGTAAACGGCAGCGCGCCGAAGAGAGGGAAGATCTTATGCTGTCCGCAGACGCGCGTGACAGAGCCGTAGGGGTTCGCGATATTCCGGCTCCCGGTGATCGAGAACACCGGCTGGTCGCCGCCCGAGCCAGACTTCAGCTTCGGGAGGCTCGGCGGCGGGAAGATTAGCGCGAGCGCTCCGCTGATGACCAGGCCGATGCCCATGACGACGAGCCCGGCACCGATGACTGCGCCGAGACCGGCCGTAAAGACCGAAAGCAATATACCGACAACGATCAACACGACGCCGATAGCTGCGGAGATCCACCCTTTATTCCCGCCGCCGCCCCCGCTCGTACCCGTCGGGACTGCGCGTATGGCGACGAGATGCCCAGCGCGCGGGCGCACGCGCGCCCACAGACCTGGAGGAACCGCAGCGCCGTCGATTGAGATCAGCGCGCCCTTCCAGTCCTCGAGTTTCAGATCGCGGAGGATCTCGGCCAAGGTTTGGCCCTCGACGACGCGACGCTCCTCGCGCTCCATCGTGAACGGGTTACGAAGCGCGAGAACACGAACGAAGCCGACGACCTCACCGTCCACGACTTCGCACTCAAGTACACGGGTGGCGAGCGTCGTCGTCACGCGAGCACTCCGACGCGATCGTACGATCGGTGGCGATAGACCGCCTCGATACGCGGCTCCCACAAAGGCCGCAGCCGCTCGACGCAGGTCTCGCGCCCGCGTAGTACGTGCAGAAACCGACCTGGCGCGACCACGACCGCCACGTGCCGCTCACCAGCGACCGACATAGCTAAGACGTCCGGGATCGCGGCGTCGGCCAGGCCGATCTTCCGCCACCTGGACGATGTCGCTTCAAGGAAGAACACGCGCGCGACTGCGAGCTTGTCGCGGTGCGATCCATAATGGCTGTCGTAAGATGGGATCTCTACCTGGAACACCTGCGTGTATACGTAGTGAACGATGCCGTAGCAGTCCCAGCCGTCGAGGCCGCGCCCGCGGTCGAGGAACGGAATCCCGATCAACGGTTCGACCCAATTCGGAATCATCCGAAGAGCCCCGGGAAGTTCGCTGGCGTAATCGCGTGTTGCGGATACGGTTCGTTACTGATGTCCTCAAACGGCCAGAGATCACCGCTCACGACCAACGCGTCATAGGAGACGTTGCGCAGCGTGCAAGCAAACGGCCCGGCGATCAGTACGTCGGGCTCGGCCGCGCGGATGATGCTCAGCGTGAACACGGCCGGCGTGTCGATGCTCCGAACAGCCGTGACGATGCGGAGATCGATGTTGTCGATCGCGAGCTGAATCCGCGTGATCTCGTCCTCGCGGTCGTCCGGGATGTTGAGATCGAACGGGAACGCCATATAGCTGACGCCGTCCGATATGATCGCGACGGTGTTGTTGACGAAGTACATCGTGTCCATCGTCGGGTGGCTCAGCGCCAGAAGGTAGAGGAAGACGTCGCCGGTCTCCGACCTCATCATGGCGACGCGTGTCGCGGCGGTCAGCGACCTCAAGGCGCGAGCTCCTCAACCTCGACGCGCGCCCGCCAGACATTCGGATCGACCGGCTCGTAAACCGGAACCGCCGTGAAACGAAACGACTTCGGCGTCTTCGTCCGCGGGTCCGTCCAGTCGAAGCGCAGCACGCCGTCAACGCACTGGCCGACGAAGAACTGGTCGAACGTCTCGAGTTGCGCTTTCGTTAGCATCAGCGCCGCCGTGATCGGCGTCACGCCGACGCGGCTCCGGTTCCGCGTGAGAGGAATCCCGACGTCCATCTGCGTCCTGACCCAGGTTTCAGGCGCCTGCTCGCCATAGCCGTCGACGAGGAAGTTGTCGGGGATCGTCGTAGGCCACGTCGGCATCAGGCTGATCTCGCGCTATAATCGGCGCTGTGATTGAGCGTCCTGGTCTCATCCACTACGAACGGCGCGCCTGTACGATCTGCGGCGCCGACATGGGAATCATGAGCGACGGCTCCTACGAGGCTGACGGTCGCCACTGCCTTGCGTGCTACTGCGATGAGTGTCC